GTACCAGTCCGGGCGGCACTTGCACCGAATGCCGGTGTCCAGATCAGTCCACCAGAACGACTGCTCTGCCTTGCCATAGGACAACAACTCTGCAGCAACCGGATGGTTGCGCACTGCTGCAGCGATCGATAGCGCTGTGGTCAGGTCAGCCTGCGACACCGGTTCGATGCCCTGCTGGGTCATCGCATCGGCTTGCGCCTTGCCTTCTTTGGTACGGCGATCTGGTGCTACCGCATAGCGCTGCAGTAGCTCATCCGGCTCCAGCGTTGCGCAATGGGTCAGGCTGCCGAATCGCATCGCAGCAGTAGGTTCTACTGCCGGGCGATTCGGGTCCAGGAACCGCGCCCAGTATGCCTGCGGTGATTTGGCAACTGCATGCAGGTGGCTGGCGCTGACGGCTGGGTCAGCGTGGTAGTCGGCATTGGAGAGGGTCATGCCAACGTCTCCGAATAGAAGTTGGTATCAGGGCCGAACTCATCACGCAGCTGCGGGAACCCCGCAAAGATGATCATGCGATTGGTCGCATCAGCCGCCAGGCCAGCTTCGGCCAGTTTGCTGATGAAGTGGCCTCCAAACCGCCGAGCGGTCAGCAGGCAGTGGACCTCTTGATCTCGGGTCATGGGGTGCGTGGGGTGAAAGCCGAAAGGGCCATGCAAAGTGTACCACGAGCTCAGGTAGGATGGGCCTGCCTGGACGAATCAAGGGCAGCGGATCGCGTCGGGGTGGCACGGTCCGTTTTTTCTTGCCAGCGTGGTTTGCCACCAGGCCAGCGCACCTCAGATCGTGGCACGATCCACTCTGGTTCCTGCGCTGTGAACCACTGGTGATCGCAGCATGGACAGCGGCGTTCGCGGGTGATGATGCCGGTGTCATCCTCGCCGGTGCGTAGCACTTTGCTAACCGGATGCCGGCACTTCGGGCATGGAAACCGGCTTGCCATGCGCCGGCCGCCGCGGCTGTCATCAGTCATCGCGTCGCAGGTGCCGGTAGCGCATCAAATGGCAGCCAGTGGCTGTGGTACTGCGTGATATGCCGCAGCGTGACCAGCCGCCACGCTGAACTGGTGCCGCGGTCTGGGCTGTACACCCAGCAACGATCATGCTCGTCGCAGTGCTCTGGCCCCGGCAGCCGCTCGTCAAGGCGGATGGGTGCGGCGATAGAGAACAGGTCAGTCATGGGTGGTTGATGTGGACGGTGGCGATGCCATCAAGCGGCACACCAAGGCGATGCGCAGCGCCGGCGCTCAGATCGATCGAGCCGCAGTCGCACCGGTCGGTGACGGGTACCGTCAGCGTGCGGCCCTGGTGACTGATGCGCACGGGCGTCCCGCACGGCAGCCATGGGTGAGCGGCGCTCACGCCCCAGTGCTGGTAGGTCTGGCCGCAAGCGGTCTGGCGGCCGTGATACCAGCCGTCATAAACGGTGGCGGTCACAGGCCGGCTGTGCGCGTGCAGCGGCGTCAGCTGCTGCAGCACAGCAGCGAGTAGAAGCAGTCGTTTCATGTCACGGGGTGGATTGGGGTGTTTGGTATTGCGGCAGCAGCTGACCGTTAGCGTCAGTGATGCCTGCCTGCTGCAGGAACAACCGCGCAGCCTTGGCATCACCTGCCAGTGCGCGATCGAGCAGCGATGGTGCGGTCAGCGCTGCAGCCAACGCAGTCAGCCGTTGCTGTGGTACCGCGTACCACGACTCCAGGTCATACTCCGTTTCGGCGATGTGTTCCAGCACTCCAGCGATGCCATACGCCACGTTGAACCCACCGCCAATGGTGGCGGCTTGGTTGAACTCATCAACCAACCGCTGCGCGCGCGAGTCGCTGGTCATGACTGCACCTCAGCACGGCGATGCAACGCGGCGCCGGTGCCATCGCACGCGGTGCACTGGCGGTACGTGGTGCCGCTCACGCCGATCGATCGGACCTGCTGGCCGGTGCCACCGCAGCTGCCGCACAGGCCGGTTTCGTTTTCCCATTGGATGCGGGCCTGCTTCACCTCATCGGCGGTGATCACAACCCGCTGCAGCTGACCTAATGGTGGCCACTTCGGCCGGCCCTTGCGCGGCCCTCTGGAGTAGGTGCCGATCGGCACCGCACCACGCAGGTAGAACCCTAGATCTCGGTCCAGGCAGCCGTAGATCCGCGGTTGCCAGTCGGCCGGCAGGCCATGCACCTGCCGTGCGGCGATCGTGTGGAAATCAGGCGCGGTCATGGCCAATCATCCCTGCTGGGCAGCGGCCGCAGCTCGGTCCATTCCTCTGGTGCATGCGGGTTGCCGGCGACCAGCCACCAGGCGCGGCCGTCGTTGTCGATCGCATCGATGGTGTGAAAACCGGTATCAGGATCGATCGCGCGGGTGATCTGCACAATCCGGCGGAAGCGTGGAAGGGTCATAGCAAAAGGTGGGTTGGCGATGAACAAGGCTGGCGGATACCAGATGCCGGCGGTGGTCATGCTGCCCTCCGCTGCTGGCGGTCTGGTTCGATGTAGTACTCGCAGACAAAGGTAACGATCGGCGGCGGTGCCATGTACCAAGCCTGCTCTGGCCGTGGTGCAGTGCGCCGCTGGCAGTCATCGCATTCGTCCCAGCCGGCGCCATCACAGCGCGCGATGTCATGGGGAAGGGTCATGGGGTGGTCTCCAGTTTGTTGATCAGTCGGGTGAGGTACCACCGAGCCTTCTGCGCATCCTGCAGCGGGTTGCCCTTGAGCCACAGCCGCAGCAGGTACTTCAGGCATTGCCACTGCAGGCCCGCTAGCACCGGCGATGGTGCCACTGCTGCAGCCTGCTCCAGGATGTCGATCACCTCAACCGTGCCGGTGGTGTAGTGCAGCGGGCGGTTGACGGGGTCGGTCATGCCGCCACCCCCTGCCGCCTGCGCGTCTTCGGCCGCCGATAGGTCTCCGGTAGCACCTGGCCCTTGATGCGGGCGTAACGAGCATTCACGGCTGCCCAGACCTCCTCATCTAGGAACTCGAAGTGGACCGTGCCCTTCTTGTAGGCGCGGAACCGGAAGAAACCCCAGTCGTACCACTCACCCGGCCAGAACACACCATCAGCCGGCTTGGTGGGTTGGCCCACCTCGTCGTAGGCACGGCCAGTGAGGAAACACAGCGCCTTGATCAGATCCTGGATCTCATCTGCCTGCGTGCCGTAGGTCTGCACCCGCACCCCACGGCCATCCCATGGCACCTCTGCCAAGTAGGCGCGGATGAACCGCCGGTTGATCATGTAACCCGAGTTCGTCACCCATCCCTCCACGCCATAACGGTTCTCAGCCGTGTGTTTCGTCAGGCTGTCGATCGCCTGCTCCACCGCACGATCCACACGCTGCTCCTGCGTGCCGGCCACGATCTGCAGCATCCGGTAGATGTTCCGCTCCGTGAACGGAATGCGCGACTGCTTCTCGACGAACGCATTGATGTCCTTTGCCAGTTGGCTGGTGGCCAGCTGCGCCGGCAGGAACTCGGCAAACACGTGCTTCCACGCTGCCTTCTGCAGATCCTTCCTGAACCGGTTGCGCGTCACCGGTGCGCCCTCAACCGTCACCTGCAGGCCCAAGTCCTGACCGAAGAACCCGTCCAGCACGGTGCGCAGGCGGGTGCCGGCCTCCACCTGCTCGTCGTAGATCCGGCAGGCCTCCACGTAGCGGTTCACGATGTCCCGCGACCGCCGGTAGGGGATGATCCCCTCCCCCTGGGCTTCGATGTCGTCGGCGCCAAGGAAGAAGCCCTCGAACTCATCACCGCCACGGCGGGCGCCGGGTTTGGTGAGCCGCACCAGGCCCACGGCCACCTTGGTGGGCCGCTCGGCGGTGCTGAAGCACTCGCCCAGATCGTCCTTCGAGCCGTAAGCCTCGATCAGCTTGGCCAGCTTCAGCTGCAGGCCGCGCCAGTGGCCCTCGACGGTGTTCCAGTTGGCCAGCGCCACGATCTCGCACCCTGGCGGCGCAATCTCCCAGGCGTGGAGGATGTGGGCCTCATCCGCCGAGAAGGGCGGGTTCATCACGATCGCGTCGATGTGCGATACGTCGGCAGGGTGTACCTGCAGAAAGTCGGCGTAGGCGTGCGTTGGCAGTGCATGGGTAATGCTCAGAAGCATGTCCCGCAGTTGCGGCTCCTTCTCGCACCACAGCACCTCAGCGGCGCCGCGGTTCAGGCACTCGCGCACCAGGTTGCCGCTGCCAGCACTGGGCTCCAGCACCACCCGACCACGCAGGTCGAGCGGGTCGAGCATCTCGGCGGCCACTTCCGGTGGCGTGGGGTAGAAGTCTGCGCCGAACAGGCTCACTTGCGCACCTGCACTGACTGGGTGCCGGAGTGCGTGGCGCCGTGGTGCGCCTGCAGCTCAGTGCTGATCATTGCTGTGATCCATACGAAGAACACAGCCAACACGATGTTGTTGATTCGATCCATGGGGTGGTAGGGGACGAAGGGGTGAACAGAACGAATTGTAGCCTTTATGCAACCTATGCGGCAAGCAGGCGGCGCACGGTGGTCCTGGAGCAGCCCAGGCGGTTTGCGATGCGCTGCTGGCTCCAGCCGTAGCTGCGCCAGCGGCGTGCACGTTGCGGGCGGCTTTCAGTGGACCATGCCAGCAGGATCAAAGGAAACAGAACAATGGCCAGCAACGTGGCGGCCAGGCAGATAGGGGACATAGCAGAAATGGGGTGGCGGTGGGTGGTGCCCGGATGCGCTCCGGGCGGGCGGTAGGTGGTCACCAGCGGGCTGCCCACTCCTTGAGTTGCGCAAGGTCGTAGTGGGCATGACAGCCAGTCATGCGGCCGTCTTCAACACTGTGAATCTGATAGGTGCCCAGCACTCGAATAACGCGGACCTGTGGGTGGGTGCGGAAGAAGCTCAGGATTTGATTGACGGTGCGCAGATTGGTGGTCACGGCTGGGGTGGCGGTGGAGTGGGGTGCCCCCGGACTACTGGGGGCGGTTCGGCCCGGTTTAACGCCTATGGCCGGCTGGCGGTCGGGTTGTCTCCCCCGACGTCCCTAACAGTAGCGCACCGGTTACGGCTGGCCAGGCTCCCCGGCGGCCGGTTCACCAGCTGTAACACTTGCGCGACGTGCACGGCTGCGGGCGACGCGTGCCGCTCGATCAGCGCGGCCCTCTGGCGTCAGGCTGGTCCAGCACCTGGAGCACAGCTCACCGCGGGCGCCGGTATGGATCCGGCCGCAGGCGGTGCACGCCATCCTTGTCACCGGCGGCAGCTGCCCACGACGGCGTGCGCGGTACCGCCAGGCGCGTTCGGCGCCGCTCACCAGTCACCTTCCTGCAGGCAGCTGCAATACTGCCCACCAAGCAGCTCCAGCGCAGTGCGGATCGCATGCGCGACGCTGTATGCCTCGACTGTGATGCTGCCCATGGTTGTCGTCACGCGGTACGGCTTGAGTACAGGGCCGGTCATGCGTCCAGCTCCTTGAGCAGTTTCTTGCACTTCGATGAAGGCATTGGGCTTGGCGCAGTGGTCGAACTGCTTCAGCGGTGCAAACGCAGCATCGAGTTTGTAGCTGGTGATGTCAGCCATTGGCGCTCTTCAGCTCGGCGGCGATAGCAAGGAGTTGTTGGCGGATGCCCATTCGATTCAAACGGATTGCTTCATTTGTGAAACACTGGGCCTCCTGCAGGTCTGCCGGCACCACCTGATCCGCAGCAGCGCGCAGGGCGGCGGCGGCTAATGCGTTGCATGACAACCGTTGATAGCTTTCCGCGATCACGGCATCCAACACCGCTTGCGCGGCGGGGCTCAGTGGGGTGGGGTTAGTCACAGCTCCACCTCCTCGCCGGGCACTGGCAGGGCGTGAGCGGGGAGCCAGTGGGTGGCTCTGTAATAAGAAAGACCTTCTGAGTCTTGGTAGGTCCACCCCACCATGTCTCCACCCTCGCCGTACCACCAACACCTCCCTTCCGCATCGCAATCCTCCGGTCCCGGTAGGCGTTCGCTCACCGGCACCGGCTGCTGGCGCTCCAGCAGGTCGGCGGCGCGGAGGAATGACTCACGTTGCGTCCGGCCTTTTGCTGATGCGTGATTGCGCAACCAATCCACCAACTCCCCCACCTCCCCCTCGGCAGGCGGCGCGGGCTGGGCCAGGGCGGCTTCAAGAGCGGCAACAGCGCTAGGGGCGAAGTAAACGGCAGTGCCTTTATCGGCAGCTTTGCGCAGGTTCTTCATTATGGATTGGATGGAATCAGCCATCGCTGTCACCTCCAGCAGTAGTGTTCTCGACTAATCCCATTTCGATCAGCTCAGCTCTCTTCACAAAGTCGGTTGGATTGCCGCCCCACTTTCTGTATTCAATGAGAAACTGCCTCTTGAATGCCGGCATGTTTTCCATGAACGTAACGTCAAGGTGGACTTCGACGCCCCGGCTTTCGCTGTCATCCCAGGAAGGCACCAAGGAAACGTGTTGAAGAATGTCGAGACTGAAGTCAATCGAGGGAATGGCCCTACTGATCACCGCAAGCGCGTGCAGTGATGCGGAGTAGTTGATTCTGCTTCGACGCAAAAGAGATGCCATGTCAGGAGTGGTAGTTGATCGGTCTAGGAGTAGAGCGTTGATCTTGTTCAAGGGCGGGCGAACTATCTGGAGATACCGGACAGTTGCCCCATCGGGAGCCAGGATGGCTCAGGATCGCCTCAGCCAGTGCCGCTGCGCCCTTCCTGTTGTTGCCGTCAACTTCGCGAATGATCGCAGCAAGGCTGATGATGTCATCAATGTCTGGGGCATCCGTCAGCTCCTCCCCCTGCGGTCCATCGTCACCGACGCCGTGATACCCCTGCGGGCATAGCGCCTGGAACTCGGCCTCGCTGAGATGGCTCAGGTCGTTGGGTGACGGCGGCGGGGCGGGGCGGCCCCAGCGGGTGAGAGCGGCTTGCATCGAGGCAACGGGCTCGCCGTTGTACTCGTCAGCCAGGTCGTAAAGCTCCTCATAACTCGGCCCATCCCCCTGCGGCTCGGAGATCAGGGCGGCGCGGGCTTCAGTGGCCAAGGGGTGAGGAAACGGATGGTTGAAGCTGTCTAGTTCGTTCGCCATGCGAAATATCAAGGCGCGTAGATCGTCAGTCATCGAGTTGCTCCAGGGCGCGGCGGATGGTGCACACTTCGACGGGTGTCAAGGATGCTCCGGGGCCAATGTCGCCGTCCTCCAGCGCCATTAGCGCCTGCTCCTTCAGGCTCGGCGGCTTGGGGCGGCGGGTGCGGCGGATCATCTCTCCATTTCCACCAAGATCAGACAGCAGTTTCACGCACGCATCCAGCTCCTGGTCGCTGCCCCATTGGGCGGCGACAGCGGCGATGTGCAGCACCATTTCTCCTGGCGCAGCACCCGGCATGGCTTGCGGGCCATAGAACGCCTGCATCCACTGGGTGACCAGCTTCGGCGGTGGGGTGATCGGGGTGGTGGTCATGGGAATTGATGCAATGGGGTGGTGCCGGGATCACAGCTCCCGGCGGGCTGTGGGGGTCAGTTGGCGTTGAACCAAGCCTCTCGTTCTTGCACGGTGTCAAACACCGCAACGACCTGATTGGTCTGGGGCATGGCAGCAAAGAACTTTTGGCAGATCATGCGGCCGCTCCGCTGGTTGCGGAAGTCAGCAGTCCAGATGTGGAAACCCTTCCAAGAGGAAACGAGGCTGACGCGGCGCTCAGCCTCGGGCAGCCCAAGGTAGTCAGCGCTCCACCATTGGCCTTGGGTGGATCCGAGCAGCTTGGGGGAGATGGCGGCGGCGGCGGGGATGGTGGTCATCGGAGGCGGGGTGGCGGTGCCGGTTCCCCGGCTGTGTTCATACAGTAGCGCACGGGTGACGGGCTCAGCGGGTGAGCCGAGCCCAGTTCACAATGCGTCACAGTTCAGCGGCGGTGGTCCATCGCGTGGATCTCCCACTGCTCGGCGTAGTCAGATACCTGCTGCAGCAACCGGAACGCTTCGGCACGCTCGGCACGAGCACGCTCCCAGGCGCCTGGTTCCTGTGGGTAGAAGTCGCGAGCGTTGCAGGTGGCCGCGGCGAGCGCATCAGCAGCGGCGGCGATGGCCTTGCGCACTGCGCGGTACTCCTGCTGCAGGTTGTCGGCGCCGGTGCCGTTCAGGTGGATCGTCGGCAGCGTTGGGGTGGTGGCGGTCATTGGAGGCGGTGGGGTGGTGGGTGGTGGGTGGTGGCGATCAGATGATTTGGATGAAGTCGCCGTCCTCGAACATCCGCACCACCCAGCCGCGGCCGTTGTGGAACAGGTCGAAGGTTTCACCAGGGCAAGCGGTTTCGATTGCGATAGCGAGGGTCTCTTCGGCACGAGCCTTGCCGGCTTCGTTGTCGCGGTAGATGGTGGAGCTGTAGCCGATTCTGCTGAGGTCGATCACGTGAGGGGTGGCGGTGGAGGTTTCCCTCCGATGCCCATAGTGTAGCGCACTCGTTACGGCAGGCCAGGCCAGCATCGGGCCAGTTCACGAATCGTCACGTAGCAGCGCCTGCGCATCCTCCACGCTGCGCACCACACCAGCGCAGCCGCCGGCAGCAGACACCACCTCGATGAACTGCCGCTGTTCAGCGCTGACGCGGCCCGTCGCGGTCTTCACCTCCAGCGCCACGAACTGCGCCACACCGCCGATTGACCGATACCCGATCAGATCGCTGGAGCCGACGCACAACCCGGCATGGAGTGGCCTGCCGCCGCGGATCACCACATCACCCGGCCTGAGGGTGCCGGCAACAGCTCGCAGGTTGCCAGCGGTTACACGCGTCGCCTGGCCTGCCCAGCCGGTGCCCACGTTGTTCCGCCACAGCCTGGTGGGGCCGCGGCCGCAGGTGAGCAGGATCCGTTGCTGGGTTTCGTGTTCGGTGGTCACGTACGCCGGCACTCCAGCATGTCCAGCAACAAGTCTGGTCCCTGCGCATGATGCGACCGCCGCGCCGCGCGTTCTGCTGCATCACGGCTCAGCTCGCAGCCGCTGTCGCGCAGCCGGTTGGATTCGTCAACGATGCCCCAGCAGTAAACGATGCGGTTGTCGAAGCGGCGGGTCACAGGCTCGATGGTGATCTTCATGGTCAGCAGGTGGTGGGGTGGACGGTGCCGGGATAGGCTCCCGGCGGGCCGTGGGGCGGGTCAGGCGACCGGGATGGCGCGGATCTTGTCCAATGTCCAGCCTTTGCGTTGCAGCTCTTTCACTGCGGTTTCAGGAGCGGCGCTCCAGCGGTAGACATCCCAGGATTCGGGGAAGTTGTGAGCTTGGCCATCGCAGCAGATGGCGGTGCGGGCTTCTTTGAAGATCGCCACGGCGTGGGTGACAGCGCGGGTGGACTTCTTGGCGACGGTTTCGCCGTTGGGGAGGGTGGCGGTGAAGGTGGTCATCGGTCTGGGGTGGCGGTGGGGGATCTCTCTCCCCCGATGCCCATAGTGTAGCGCACCCGTTACGGGTTGGCGTGGGTCGGGGTGGCCGGTTTACAAATCGTCACGCCACCCTGCTCCGTGCCACGGTTGCCATCACCATTACGCAGACCGCATTCGACAGCCACGCATGGCCGCAGTTGGCATCAAACACGCATAGGTCACCGCTGTGCATATCCAGCGGGCCTTGGCGGGTAATCAGTTGCGGCCACTCGCCTGGATCATTGTCGCTATGGACCAGCCAGCACGCGACCAGCCCAAACCCTGGATCGTCATGCCATCGGAACGCGCCATTCAGGAAGGCCAGCGACAGCTGCTCATACTTGCTGCATCGACGTGGCCGCCAGCCGCAGGCGCGTAGGTGGTCGAAGAACAGCTGCTCATCAACCCATCCATTGATGTGACAACTGTCGATCTCACCAGCGCTGTTGTCCAGCGCAAGCCGGATTGCCGCCTGAACTGACGGTGGCTCGATCGCCGGTGATGGCAGCAGTATCGGTTTCACGCCACCCGGCTCCACTGCCCCTTCGCCTGCCGTGCGGCCAGTACATGCCGCGCCCAGCCATGGGGTGACTTCATCCCACGGCGGCGGCCTACCTCGATCAGCTGCTCCAGCGTCTGCGCACCGCCCTGCTCACGCCGGCGGTCACGCTGCTGCTGAGCCTGCTGCGCCTGCAGCTCCTGCAGCTGGCCCTCAACATGCACCATCTCCCGCCGCTCGGCCACGAACTGGTGGCCGCAGTCCGGGCATACCTGAACCCTGCTGTTCATGCAGCTGAAGCACTGCGGACACACCTTGACCGATGGGGCGGCATCCCTGCTGCGTTTCATCACGCCGTCGAGGGTCCAGTCGCGGTGCTCCAGGTGGTGGCCGAGCCTGAGCGTGTTGCCCACGTGGTCGAGCACCACGGCACGTTTCCCATCCTGCGGCCGCAAACACCGGCCGATCATCTGCAGGTGCAGGCTCACCGACTGCGTTGGCCGTAGCAAGATGCAACCCGCCACGCTCGGTACATCTACGCCCTCGCCGATCAGCGCACAGCTGGTCAGCACCTTCAGCTCACCGCTGCTCAGCCGCGTCAGCAGCAGCTCCCTGGTGCCGGCATCCATTGATCCGTCGATGCTGGCCGCGGCGACACCCGCATCATTGAACAGCCGCGCCACAGCCTCGGCATGTGCAATCGAGCAGCAGAACGCAATCGCCGTCTGGCCCGCTAGGTGCTGCCGGTAGTGGGTCAGGCAGTCGCCCATCGCCTTGCCGCCGCTCAGCATGTCCGCCGCCTGCGTCATGTCGTAGTCACCCATCCGTTTGCGCAGGCCCTTGGCATCAAATCTGATCGGTGGCGCCAGCACCTTCGCTGGTGCCAGGTAGCCGTGCTCGGTCAGCCATGCAGCCGATGGTCCCAACACCATCTCGGAATACCACTCCCCCAGGCCGCGGCCGTCACCACGACATGGCGTCGCCGTAACACCCAGCACCTTCGCCGCAGCGAAGTGCCCGAGCACCGTCGCCCAGGTGCCCGCGTTGCTGTGGTGCGCCTCATCGACCACCAGCAGGTTGAACCACTCCCGCGGCAGGTGTCGCAACCGTCTGGCAAGCGTGCCGACACTGGCGACCTGCACCCGCTGGCTTAGGTCCATGCCATGGTTGGCAGCGATCAACCCATGGCGTACGCCCATCGCATCAAGGCTGGCGCTGGCCTGCCGCAGCAGCTCAACGCGATGCACCACGATGCAGACGCGGTTGCCCTTGGCCGCGGCTTGCTCGGTGATATGGCTGAACAGCACCGTCTTGCCGCCACCGGTCGGTAGCACAAACAGCACCGCTCGATGGCGCTGGCCGAATGCCTGGCGGATCTCGGCGACGGCCTGGGTTTGGTAGGGGCGGAGGGTTGGGGTGGTCACGACTGGCGCTCCAGCTCGCGTTTGATCAGCTCCCGCACCCATACGGTCACTGGCTGGTCGATCGCTGCGCAGTGCTCCTGGATGCGGTCATACAGATCTGGTTTCATCGTCAGTTGAATCAACCGGCGGCCGTCTTTGCGTAGGGTCATAAAATTACGCTGCCGTGTGTGCTAGGTATCTTATACTGGCCTTTTAACTCTAATTCAGTCATTAGTGTTTTAAAAGGCAAGTCAATCGATCGCTTAGGTACTAAATAGAATGGAGTGCCCGATCCTCCGCAAACTGATTTGCCATCAAGAATTTTAAATGCTCGATCTCGCAGCTGATCGGGACTGGCGCATGACCAATACTCGACAAACGGGCTTGGCGGAAATGCATAAATACATTGAACACCTGTTTTAGAGTGCAGTTTATTGCCTAATATTGAAGACATCTCAACGGCCCAGTTAGGAGTCGTGCTCATTGACGTTTTGACATCAGGAGCGCAAATAATCTGGTTTTTATAGGCAACAATAAAATCGGGCATCCATCTGGTCAAGTTTGGAATCGTTGCAACTCTTTCCATATAGATATTGCGCTCTGCAGGTAGCATTTCAGCAATTAAGTTTTCAAGTGTTGACGCATCACCATTGAATGATGTTTCGCGCATCATTTGCTTAGAGCGCTCGTTCATCAATCCTTGCCCATAGGGCTCAACGTGCCATCCTGGCTGCATGTGAACCCAACGTTTGAAATCTTGCTCGGCTTTGTTGCCAAAGCTGCTGCGTTGATTAAAGCTCATTTGACTGGCTCCAGAATCACAAGGTCGCGGTAAAGCTTCAGTAGTCGGCGGTTCTCACGCGCCCATGTAACTTGTTGGCCAGTCGCTTGCTGAGTTTGATAGGTAACAATGATGCGGCGATGCACGCGATAACCCAGCTGCATTGCAGCGGCTGCCATCTCTAAAGCGTGATCAATAACAACACCAGCATCCTTGTCTTCGGTTGGGCTGATGATGTAAGCAACCTTGCCGCCAGTGTTCAGTCGTGGCTTGCAATCGGCGAGCAGCTTGGCCCATGCCTTGTTGAAATCTGGCAGAGTCATCTCTGCCAGCTCGCCAGGCTCAGAGCTGTAGCGTCCGGCGGCCTGCTTCCAGTAGGGCGGATCCAGAAAGATCAGATCAGCCTTGCTGGGCGCGGACTTAGGCCAGCCGCTGGTGGCATCGTGCCTGTGGATGTCTAGGTGCGGACTGTAGTGGTTGCCGCGGATGTCTGACACCCAGCAGCGCCGGCCCATGCGATGCGACACTTCCAGCGTGGTGCCTGATCCAGCGAACAGATCCACCACGACGGACTTGCCGGGCTCTGTGTAGAGCCACAGCAGGTTTTCCATCACCTGCGGCGGGCAGGCACCGAAGTAGGACTGCTGGCCGCCACCATCTCGATCGTTGCTCTGGAAGCTCCAGACATCGAAGTGCTGGATGCTGCCCCAGGGGTTGGCGGTGGTGGCGCTGGGTGGGGAATTTTGGAAACTGTTCCAGAATTCCCCACACCAAGCCGACGCAGTCTTGTGATCAATGCCGTGAGCCGCGCCTAGCTCTCGGTAGCTTTCGTGTTGGCAAGACAGCCAACTACGCCAAACCTTTTCTTGCTGCTCGCGCTTTTCGTCTTGGCGTGCTTCTTTTGTCCAGCTTCGAACTGCTCGATCGGTGACCGCCAGCAGCTCAGCGATCTCCTTCTCCCGATCGCCGGGCTCCAGATGCTCAAATGCCTTCCACAGCCGTCCGGCTTCGCGCTTTTTGTCGGCGGTGCTTAGCTGCTGGCCGTGGCTGGCGTTGCGGGTGATCGCTTCCCGCATGATCTCGGCATCAGACAGGTTGCCAAGGTTTTCGGCCTGGATCTGCTCAACGCCTTCGCGGACATGGGCCTGCCAGCGGTGGTAGCCGTCAACCAGTACGCCATCGCGTGCAACAATGATTGGTGGCAGCTTGTCGAGCGCATCGCGGTAACGCTCGATCGCTTCATCGTTGGGTTTGATCCGGGGATACAGCTCTTTGACGAACCGAATCGATGAGACCTGAATGGTCTGCATAAGTGTCACAATGCCGACAGCCAGCGTCTGCCGTGGTCTTGCGTGGTCGCTGGTTAGGAGCGGGGACCGGTGAGCGCCGGTCCTGTTCCGCGTGATCGGATCATAACCGCATTCTGCCCGACCTGTCAACCCGTAGCACCGGCTGCTACAATCGGCCAGATCGCACCGTCCTGATGCGCCTCGCGCACCCAACGCACATCCGCCTCACGCCTGAGCAGCTGCAGGCCCTCGACCAGTGGCGCGGTGACCGCATGTCACGCGCTACAGCCATTCGCCTGCTGATCGACCAGTCCCTGGCGCTCCACACCCGCGGCATCCTGCCGGCGACCGCCTCAGCTGCTGATGACATCTGATCTCATCGCGCAGCTCGTCGCATTGCCGCGCGACTGGGCATACGTCGCTGTCGATGGCCGCAAACGCGCCTATCAGCTCGACTGGCAGTCCCAACCCATCTCACGCGCGGCACTCGCGCGTGAAATCAAGGCCGGTCGTGCCAGTGCTGTTGGCATCATCGCTGGACCAGCATCCGGTGGCCTGCTGTTCGTTGATCACGATGGCCTATCAGCCACCACTGAACTCGAACGCCTTGGCGTCCCATTGCGTGATCTGCCGCCAACCATTGCCTGGACATCAGGCCGTGATGGGCGCTTCCAGCTTGCCTACCACGTCCCTGCTGACCACTGGCCCGCCATGCGTGGCCGCCGTGTATTCAAGACCGGTGCAATCGACGCTGATGGCAAGGCCGAAAACCTAGACCTCCGCTGGGCAGGGCACTACTCCGTCATCATCGGTGATCACCCGCAAACCACCGGTTACCGCTGGCTGACAGGTCGCAGCCCCGCTGATCAACCGCTCGCGCAGGCGCCGCCTGAGCTGATCCAGCTGCTGCTTAATGATCCACCACCGGCAGCAACGACACCACTACTAACAGCGTCAGCTGTCGTCAGCGCAACGCTGCCGCTGATGGACTTCATCACCCGTGACTCCCGCGATCTGATCGAATCCGGTGGTACGCCAGGCTCCTGGAATGATGACCAGCTGCGCCTGTCACTCGACCTGATCGGTACTGAATCATGGATCATCGCGCAAGGTCATCATCCTGATCAATCCGCTCGTGATGCCTTCGCGCAGCACATCATCAACGCACGCACGAAATCAGCTGACTTCGATGATCGCAAGGCATGGAAGCGCTTTGATGGTGCACCATCACATAACCCAACACCAGCTACACCACTTGACAAACTACTATCACGCCTTGCCTATCACACCCGCACACCGCAACGCACACCATCGCCACCACCACCGCGATCATCGCAAACCAAAACAACAACAACAGCAGCACCAATCAGCGACAAACCAATCAAGCTGGAAGCTGCTGAAATCCTCAACCTACTGAGACAGCAGGCTGCTAACGGTGGCATCCGATGGAATACCTTCACCCAATCAATCGAAATCGAAGGTGCTGCCTTTGATGGTGCCGAACGCTTTTATCTCATCCTTGCTGAAAGGGGTTACAAGGTATCAAAGGAGCTAGCACTTGACTGCTTGATACAAATCGCCCGCGAACATCCATACGATCCAGTAGCTGAATACCTCGATCATGTTGCTGCCACCATTGAACCGGCATACATCGATGGTCTTGCTACCGCTTACCTTCGCCCGGAAGATGCTGCTGCCGGTGGTCCGACGCTCTATGACCACATGCTGCGCTGCACACTGATCGGTGCTGTACGTCGTGCCTTCCAGCCCGGCAGTAAGCACGACACCGCCTGCGTGCTGATGGGTGATCAAGGCGCTCGCAAATCATCATTCTGGGCAGCGCTCGGTGGACCGTTCTACTCCGATGCCCTAGGCGACTGCACCAGCAAGGATGACCTGATGGTGCTCCACCGCTCCTGGGTCATGGAGTGGGCTGAGCTAGACCACATCATGGGTCGCCGCCATGCCGGTCAGGTGAAGGCCTTCCTCAGCCAGTCCACCGATCTGTTCCGCGTCCCCTATGGCAAGGCCACCGAGGCCTTCCCGCGCCGCGGCATCATCGTCGGCTCCACCAACCGCCAGTCCGGCTTCCTGCAGGACGACACCGGCAACCGCCGCTTCTGGGTGATCCCGACCGCCAAGACCGAAGCCGATCCGATCGATACGCCCACCCTCGCCGCTGAACGCGATGCCATCTGGTCCGCTGCTGTGCACGCCTACCGCGCTGGTGCTGCCTCTCACCTGCCGCCTGAGCTAGCGCTGCAGGTCACCGCAGAAAACGAAACCTATCAGCTCCAGAACCCATGGAAGGAACCGCTTGATGACTGGCTTGCAGCCCCAGCCAATGACGCCAAGGTCATCACCACTGAGCTGCTGCTGACCGAAGCCATCGCCAAACCAGTCGAACGCCAAACCCGCTCCGACCAGATGCAGGTAGGAAACATCCTGCGCGAATTGGGCTACAGCAGACGGAAGCAGAAAGTAGGCGAAAGGCTCAAATGGGTGTTTTTCCTACCTTGATTCCTACCTCAGCAGGCAGGTAGGAAACGCGAAACCCCTTGCAGCACCTACCTTTTTCCTACCTTTCCTACCTTTCCTACCTAGAGTAATGAAATGTATTTATTAGGGGGGGGAGAGGGGGGGGAGGGAGAATCAGGAAAGTGTTGGGAAATAGGTAGGTAGGAAACGGTAGGTAGGAAACCTGGGCCAAACGGCCACGCAAGGGATACAATCCAGGAGCAACCCACCCCATGCCCATGGCACAGTCACAGCGGCAGGCGCCCGTCATCGAAGCGCTCAGCACCCTGCTGGAGCAGGCCGGTGCACGTGCCGCTGCCCTATGCGACAACGCCCTCGAAGACGGCTACCCGCTAGACACCGCATCATTCATGCAGCTGCGGCAACTTGTCCGCACCATCGATCTGTTCATCCTCCAAGCATCCAGTACCCCCACCCCATGAAGCTCACCCTGTCCCAGTCCGACCTCAACGCTGCGCTGGCAACCATCCGGCCCTCCATCGGTGCACGGCCTACTCATCCGATCCTTGCCAATGTCCTGCTCACTACAGCGCCCGGCAAGGCCACGCTGAGCGGTTTTGACCTGTCCTGCGGTATCAGCGTCACGATCGCTGCTGAAGCCACCTCCACGGGCCGTGTAGCGCTGCCTTACGCGTTGCTGGCGCCGCTGGTCGCCAAGCTGCCCAGTGACGCTGCGCTCACCTTGCAGGTCAAGGGCACCAAAGCCGTGCTCACCAGCATCAGCGGGTCGTACAACCTGTCCTGCGCTATCGCTGACGATTACCCAGACCTGCTAACGCCTGGCGCTGCCGCTACCGCTGTGCAGCTATCAGCCATTGAGCTGCAGGCAGCGATCGCCGCCACGCAGCATGCCGCCAGTCGTGATGAGTTGAAGGCCATCCTGCAAGGGATCAGCCTGTGTGCCACCGCCGAAGCGATCGAGGCAGCCGCTACCGATGGCCATCGGCTCAGCGTCTACGGGCCACACCGCGACCCTGGCCTGCCCCGCGTCGTCATCCCGGCCTCAGTGCTGCGCCATGTCGCCGGCCTGGCTGGTGACATCATCACGCTCACCCGTGACGCAACTGTCGTGGGCTTCAGCGATGACCGCATCACCATCACCACACGCACCATCGATGGCACCTACCCGAACTACCGCCAGCTGATCCCGGCTGACTTCAAGCACAACATCACCATCGATCGCCGCGGCGTCATCGCATCACTTGAACGCGTTGCAGTATTGGCCGATCAGCACAACAGCGTCGTCAAGCTCACCGTGCGCGACAGGCAGCTCACCATTCGCGCTGAAATCCAAAACGTCGGCTCCGGTGCTGAAACACTCGCCGTAGACTCCGCCACCGATGCAGACGCTGCCTTCAACGTCCGTTACCTGCTCGACGGCCTCAAGGTGCTACCTACCACCGAAGTGATGCTGTGCATGAACAGCGCCACTACACCCGTCGTGCTGTCACCCGTCGATGGCGATACCCTGCAGACCTACCTGATCATGCCGGTGGAGGTGAGGACATAGCGTCATGGTCGAAATCACGCTCACAACTGATCTCGACAAGCTGTCGCAGCGTGTGGCATTGCTCAATGAACAGCAGCTGCGCCGCACCGTTGCATTTGCGATGCAACGCACCGCAGCTGCCACACGCGATTACCTCAAGCAGCGCATCGCTGATCCATCCGGCCCGATCGAAGGTGGTGCTACCCGCTGGACGCTTGGCGGCACCATGGCATCCAAGTTCGTCAAGCCTGCCGAGCTGGTTGCATACGTCGGCTTCAGGTCGGATACACCACGCGCTGCTGGCAGATACCTCAGGCCGATCATGCGCGGCACTGCACCGGTCACCAAAGGCATTGACCTGAAGCTCAGCGGCGGTCGATCGGGACTGCGGTTCACACCATCACCAGCGCTGCCACGCACACCGCAAGGCAACCTGTCGCGGTCCACCATCGGCTCGCAGATCCTTGCCGGTGGCGCACCAGGACTGTTCACCCGGCCGCTCAAGGGCACCAGCACGCTCGGCTTGTTCCGCCGCACTGAGTCGCGCATCGGCCGCACCAGCACCTACGAATCCGGCATTCGCTTCCTCGGTGTCCTGTCACCCGGCCGCCCGCGGCGCCAGACGCTCGACCTGCCTGAGCTGCTATGGCCGACCCTGCAGCAGCAGTTCAACCGTCACATGGCCGCTGAGCTGCAGGTCACCCTGCGCAAGGCTGGCCTCGGCTGAGATCCGCTGCGGCGCAACGGGTCTGGCCTGTCGGTGGTACAGGGGTACGGGTCCCTCCGAGGGGTTGGGCTGCGGTGTTT